TATCTTTAAATCTTATTTATTTTTTTTATATATTTAGAAGATATAATTTTAAACTGCTATTTAAGATATTTAAACTAAAAATTTTAATAAATTATAATATGATTTAGTTTAGTTACTATTTAGTTCGACGATGATTTTTTCGGCGATGATTTTTTCGGCGATGATTTTTTCGGCGATGATTTTTTCGGCGATGATCTTTTCGGCGATGATCTTTTCGGCGATGATCTTTTCGGTGATGATCTTTTCGGTGATGATCTTTTCGATGATGATTTTTTCGGCGATGATTTTTTCGGTGATGATTTTTTCGATGATGATTTTTTCGGCGATGATTTTTTCGGTGATGATTTTTTTATATCTTTTAAGTGCATATCATATAAGTTTTTCATAGTATAATATTTAATAGTATATTGTTGTTTCATTCCATAAATTCTTAATAATTCATTAATGTATTTTTCAACAGTATTACATACAATAGATATTTCTTTTGTATTTTTTTCTGATATATTATTTATTACATCTTGCTCATATGTTAATAAAGTGTTATTAATTCTATCGTTAGTTATGAAATATATATGGTGAAAATATTTATCAATTATATTTTTTTGTACTCTAAGTACGCCTTCTGTCATATTCTGATTTTGATTTGGTATATTAGGATAGTGAGATATATATAGACCAAAAGGTGTAAAAGTAAGCTGATATTCAACAATCTTAGTGAGTATTGGTTCGAAAAGATCTTCAAATGATGGATAATAGTTTGTTTCATTTTTTCTTGTGAATCCTCTACGTCGTAAAGGATGTGTATGTCCAAGTATCTTGACGTCAGGATATTTTTTAGTGCAATAATTATTGCTCGATAGTTGTGTATTATCAAACCATAGGTGTTGTTTTTCATCATCATACAAAAAACATACTTCACTGTGTAAGAATAATGTTTTATACATAGTTCTATAAGCTGATAATATTATGTCTTTATTCATTTATTGTAATATAACAATAAAATTAATTTATATTACAAAATTTTCTAGAATAACAATCAACATTATCGTAACTAATCTAAAAGTTATTTGTTTACGAAAAATATTTAGGTTAACTACAATTTTGACAATATTATATTTACATTACTTTATTTTTTTTAATTTTAAATATTGAAAAGTTTATTAATCACATAAGTCTGATTCGTCATTATTATAATCCCAGTCTTTACTATTATCATCAGATTCATCAGCATTATCATCAGATTCATCAGCATTATCATCAGATTCTGACGATATATTATCATCATCCCATAATATATCGTCAGAATCATAATTACTGTTATTATAATGATAATAATTATCGTATATAATTTCTTTTTCTTTTATAAAAGATGATAAATAAAAAGCCTTAATGTCTTTTGATTCGTCATCTATTCTTTTTTCTTTTTCCATTCTTTTATATATACTATGATTTATTTCATTTATTATACTTTTTTCGATATTATTATTAGTTATTATCTTTTTCATTTCATATTCGTTTAAACTTTCGGTATATGATAAGATTATATTTATAATATCTTGTGGAAGTGACGTGTATAAAATTGACGAACATATTGTAGGTCTCAAATTTTCAATTTCATATATATCAATAATTTCTTTATAATTTTCCATCTTTAATTATAATTTTATTATATTATTAAATTATATTGGAATATAATTTAATATTAGTGTTTTTGTACTTCACTACAGAAGATTTTACATATACTAGTTTTTATATAACATCTTGTTGAAATGATACATATAAAATTGACGAATATATTTTTGATTTCATATTCTCAATTTCATATACATTATCTATCATTAAAATATAATTTAAAATTAATACTTACAATGCGTCTTTTCGTGTTTCACTACAACAGATTTTACACTGGCTAGTTTTTCCACATTTTGATGATGGACTATTCCAAAACTCATCTATCGGTTTATCGATTTTACAAAAAGAACATATTTTAGAGGTTAAAACGACACTTGGCCCGTTTTTAACTCTGTTAGCCTTATATTGAGCAGATCTAATCCGGCTACATATTTTGCAATAGTTTGATTTACCATCAGATGAAGATTTTGAATTAGTATATTCATCCATAGGTTTAAGTTCCTTACAACTACTACAATTTTTTTCCGTTTTGTCAGTTGGTTGGGGAACATTTTTACAATTAAAGCAGATAAATGAATGCCCGTCCCGAGATGTATTATGTAAAGAGAAAAATTCTAAATCAAATATTTCCTTACATTTTTTACAAGTCTTTGATGTTATGTTTTCAGGCACTGGAACTGCTTTTTTATCCTTTAATTCTTTTTTCCAAACATTGTAACATATCTTACAACGACCTTCTTTTCCGTCTGTATTGTCAAGTCTAGTGTAAAAAGCATCTATATTCTTTTCTATGTTACATTTAAAACATAATTTTGTCGGAGTTGGTATTTCATCTTTTTCCTCATTTTTTTCTTTCATATTTTCATATTCTACACCTGGAATTTTGAATTCTGGATCGTATAATAATATTCTTTCGTGTACATATTCCAATAAAGAATCCATTTCATTTATTATTGATTCCAAATCAATATGTCCAACCCATTCGCGTTGCCTAGTATGTTTAATATCACTTTCAACTCTGTAAGGACTAAGTATAGTCAAAATCAAATCTTCAATAGATTTCCTATTGCTCTGACGAAATACATTACGATGATGTTCTATTTTATAAGGCTTTGGAGCACCTTGGGCGTAATGATCCAAACGAATATTAAGATCTCCGGTTTCACCTATTTTAAACATATCCAAGATATCGGGATTAGATGCTATATAGACTTTATGTCCGATACTAAATTTTTTACGTGTCTGTCTTTTTAATACTATCTTCAGATTATGTAATTCACTATCTTTTTCTTCTAATTTTTTTTTATATTCCACTAACTGATATTCTTTATTGGTGTTTATTAAAGGTAAAACATCGTCCAAAATCCATTCGTAAAATTTTTCAGATATTAATTTTTTAGATCGTGAAATAAATAGATGTAGTCCATGTTGCGTAACAGTAATCATATTTTGATTGCCGCTATCTGTAACTATTTGGTGTATCATTTTATATTTCTGAGGAATATTCTTAAGTCCTGTTGATACATCTATATAGTCAAAAATTTCACATAAATCTTTTGCTATAAAAAGCGGTGATTCGAGACTTCCCACAATACGAATTTTTTTATCTTCGAAAGACATACTCATATTGAGATTATTTGATTCCATTTTGTTTTTTTTTTAATTATATTTTTCAAAATCATTTTATTCTTTGTATGTATACAAAATACATTTACAAAATTCAAATTCTCATTATTTATACTATAAATAGTATAAATAATTAACTTTCTGATAGATAAATTATAATTAAAACACTTTTTTATAGTGTAATCAAATCTTCATCGTCTGTTGTAAATTCTTCAGGAAGTTTACCGATATCCATTTTCAATTCGCATAATCCAGTTCCAATATTCGCACGCTTTCCGCAGATAATCGATGCGCTTACACCCGTAGTAGGTTCTTCTTGTCCAAATATCCCAGCTTTAATGAAATTATCCATAGTCTCCTCAAAAGATGCCCTGCCCAACGGGCCATTTTGTTCTGATCTCATGGTGTATCTTGAGATGGAAGCGATTCCTCCATCGAATGTCATTCTGTCTACAAGTATTTTGACGTGGCATTCGTTTATTCCGCTCATTAATTGGCAGAATTCTTCGATTAGGAATTGTCTTGTTGCTTCAACGCCTAATGTATTGTAGATGTCCCACATATTGTTTGAGAAAGTTTTGGTCATATCAATGTCTGGATGTGCTAGGAGATCGCTCAGGTTACTCCCGTTCGATTCTACCATCCACGTTCCGGGTAGATCTGCGTCTTTTGAGAAGAATATGTCATTGATGCCTTGGATTCCTGAAATAATAATATCGTTTAATATTGGGTATACTACTTCTTCTATGTATATTTCTGTTGAGTTTTCGCAGTCGATAAATAAAAGTCTATCTTCTGGAAGGTTTATATCTGCGGTGTCTATAAAGATATCGAGTTGGCCTATGTTTTCTGGTGACCAAACACATGCCATATCTGAGTATTCTTGGGAAAGTATAATTGCCACATCTTCTAAAGTGATTTTATATTCGTACATAATATTCATATTAATTTTGAGAGATAAGCAGCTTTTATAGTTTGTAAATTTATCATTATACATAATTTTAAAAGATTCGTACCATTTTTCAGGTTCTTTATTAATAACAATAGAATAGTCAAGTATAATTTTTTTAAATGTTATTTCGACAATACTACTACCGATCATTTTTCTAAGCGAAGAAATGCTATCGTTCCCGTTCTTAAAATAAATATAACAACACATCCCTTTCGGAGATTTAGTAGCATTCAATAACTCTGCGAATCTCGGAACACCTTGTGTAACACCTTTACATCCAGATCCTGCAGTGTGAAATGTATCTCTTATAACTAACCCATTGTATAAATTAAAATTTCTTGTTTCAACTACTGTAAAATCGTATACGACTCCATTGTGTGCTGTTACATATTCTATATTTACAATAGGATCGAAATATACGTGTCTGTCGTTTGGATATATGTTTTGAGATACTGTATTTATTTTCCTGATGCTATCTAACAAATCTTGTTTTTGTTTGTCCACTAATGTAATATTCTTTCGAAAAATTTGTATAAAGTTATCTTGAATTGTCAAATTATATATATTGTTATCAGAAGTCGACAATATTCCAAAAATACCTAAATAAGATAATAAAAAAGATATTCCTAATATAAGTTCTTCATAAACAGATGATACACAAATACTATAATCTTTATTAATAATTCCACCAACGCTAATATATGCATCAATAAGACCTTTAATAAATTTTTTTGATGATGTGTAGGCTAGTAGTGGGACAATTTTTTTATTTGAATTTGAATAACATAATGATTTGAATAATTGTGTTAATACTACCGATCGTAATGTTAAATATTTTGATGTATTTGTAGAATCGCATACAATGCTATAATGTTTGCACCAATCCAATACACGTTGTCTAATAATTGGGTTTTTATTGGAAAAATGTACACAAGATCTGGATATCCAACCATCTGATAAAAATAATCCGACTATAAATCCAAACTCTTTGTTTAGTGGAATTTTTTTTGTAAAATTAGATGTAAAGATATCTGATTCTTGTGTAACTAATCCATTATGTTTATAAAACCAATTATCAAACTTTTGATTTTCTTGATATATGTTAGAAATATTAAAATATTCTTCAGAATTACCAAATCTTGGCATATTCTTAGTAGTAGGCAAAATATCACCAATTTTTACTTCAGATCCTAATGTATTAATAAACTTTTTACCATTCCATACCAAAAATGACTTACATTGCGACGCCGAAACTACCCTGCCGCTTTTAGTAGTAACTTTTACTAGTTTACCGTTAGGAAGATGTCTAGTGACGGCTTCAATTTTTCTCCACTTATTAATACCATTTTCATCACCCGATGGTACAAAATAACCATTTGAAAGTTCTAAATATTCAGTATTATTTTTTTGATAAAATTTAATATCATTACAGTTATGTTCCAATAAACTATCGATCATAGCACCAATAGGCTCAATGATAATTTTTCCATCATTAACATATAAAACAATATCGAACCAGTCTATTGAATTTAATACGAGCTGTGTTTGTTTTTCTCCAAGACTTTGAGCCATTCCAACCCCTACGCATTCTCCGGGCTGAATTTGACTTGAATAATATTGGTGTTCTAGTTTTTTTTTAATGTCTGGTATAATTTCTGGGTATACAAATTTTCCCAGTAATTGTTTTCGTAATTTGTTTTTGTTATTCTTAACAACGGCCATTGCTGCATCTTGCGGTATTGCTTTATTTGGTTTAATAAATGATAAAATATTATCAATTTCATACTCTGTTAAAAGACGTTTTGATGACATTGTTATAATTTATATATAAATAAAATTTGTTTTAAAATTTCATTTAAATATTATTGACATAATAATAATTAAATGAAATTTTATCAATGTGAAAATTGTTATTGTGACTATAAATCTATATATAGTAATAAATGGCAAATGATGGCTTATCTATCAATTCCAAAAAAATCAAAACCAAAACCAAAAGGAAATTACCAATTTAAAAAATACTTTATTATATATAAAATAATGGCACAATACGCAAAATATTCGACTTTGGGTAAGAAAGATGATTCTGTTCCATGTCAGGAAATACAAAACAAAGAACATAAAAAAAAACTTATTGAGACAAATAAGGTTGTGTGTATAGATATACATGCTAGCTGGTGTGGACCATGTAAAGAAATTGCACCTGACTATAATAAAATGGCTAAAACATTTGGAAGTAATGGTAATTGTATATTAGTAAAAGAGGACTTAGACCTTAAAATAACACCAGATATTAAACAAGTACCTACATTTCATTTTTATAAGAAAGGTGTTTTTGTACACTCTGTTAGTGGGGCTGACCTTAAAAACGTTGAATCTGTTCTTAAAGAACTGACATCTACAGAATAAGAGATTTTATATTTTATAACTTAATTTTAACTTATAAAAATAATACTTAACATAAAATGTTTAAGACACTACATTCGCTTGAAAAAAGAAAATCAGAAGCTGAACGAATTATGAAAAAATATCCAGATAGAATTCCAGTCATTGTAGAAACAGGAAAATACTCTAGATTGCCACCATTAGATAAAAAAAAATATCTTGTTCCTGAATTAACAGTTGGGCAGTTCCTTTATGTTCTTAGAAACAGAATTAAACTTAACTCAGAAGAAGCTTTATTCTTATTTATTAATAATACGTTGCCTGCTACATCAGCATTAATGTCTCAAATTTATAAAGAAAACAAATCCGACGATAATTTTTTATACTGTACTTTGACAAGCGAAAGTGTTTTTGGATGAATTATTTTTTTTGTTATAAAAGATTATAAAATATTATTTTATAATACGAATGATATATGAAGTAAAATTATTCGGAAAGAGATTGCATTGCCTGACTAAGAGATCTAGCATCATCGTGCTTTTCTAGCAATATTGACAATAATCCAGTGTGAACATTATAATATAATAACGGCTCATAAACTTGACCTATTCTGTTTATACGTCCTCTTAGTTGTGTGCGTGTGGCGTTATTCGAAAAATATACAGATGTTATCATTACGTTTAGACGTGTCAAAGTATATCCTTCTGCTTGATTTTTAGTTACTATAACAACTTTGTAATCCGGCGTTTCTCCTTTGAGTACAGTTTCATCTGTTAATGTCAGACTGTTACTTTTGTTAATTAAAAATATATATTCGTCTTCTATATATTGATTAACCATATTATATAGTTTTTCTTGATGTTTAATATTTCGAGCTACAATCATAATAGCACGTCCATTATTATTTATTAGATCAATAGTAATACTAACCATTTTTCTATCGCATGCGCCCCAGCACATTTCAAATGCAGTTTTCCAATCATCTTTAGTCAGATTTACATTAGTGCCTCCGCATTTTCCGGGAGGTACTATTTTTTGGTACTTTTGTAATTCAGAATGAGTAAAACTAGTTAATATGTTTTCCGAAAGTGTTTGTAAACCAGTATCTATATTTCTTGCAACCATATTATTTACAGCAACCCAAAAATTTCTTGTGTTAACTTCAAATGGAACAATCTGTTTCAACCACGATATTAATTTTGTAATATCATTATCTATAACTGGAGTTCCTGTGAAAGCTACAAAATTTTGACATATCAATGCAAGATCCAAGCCAGCACCTGTTCTTAATGTATTATTAAGTAATTTATGAACCTCGTCAATTAAAAATACACTATTTGAAGCATAAGAAGTCAAAGAAGGACACATTTTCAAATGATCATGTTCAATAAGATTAATGTGATACGGGATTGGATTACAATTATGAGTATATTTAACTTTCTCTCTATGAACAGAAACCTTACTGTCTTTTCCTTTTGTTGCATCTATAAGTTGTACCTGAGCACCAAATAACTTTATAATTTTTATTGTATTGTCTATAGCAGATCCTGGCAATGTATATAATATATATTTTGGTAGTTGATTGGTGTCTTTTAAATATTTCAAATATGACATTACCATCCAAGTATTGTGAGTAACTGTAAAATCATTTAACAAAAATCTCCCGTTTTCATTTAGTGTAAATCCGCAATAGTGTCCTTTTCCAAGAGGTTCTATAGTTATAGATGTTGATAAATTGTCATTGTTACTATATGATTCTATTTTTTTTAATATTTTACATGGAATTTCGTATAATTTATTACCTCTTAATTCGGATATATAATAAGTTTCTTCCCCATATAATTTTTCAAAACATTTCACATAAAATCCCAAAGACCTTGATAGATAGCATATATTATCAGATAATATCTTTATTTTATTTGTAATTTTATAAAAATCTTTTTTACAACTTCCTACAGAGTCTAATATCCCAGCTAAAATTTGTAATTTTACGTATTTACTAGTTCTAAGATATTGCATCGGAATATGTTTATTATTTTTAAGGTTATAAAAATTTATGATGTTTGACAGTTGCGTCTTTTCATTAAAATCAATATTGTCGACATCACTTACCAACCATATTCCTAAATTGTAAGAATCTTTTTCGGATATATTATTATTATCTGTCTCCGAAAAGTCTACACCCACTTTAAAACCAACGAACTTTTCTTGATAGTATTTTGAAAATTTCAAATAATCTAATACAGAAATATCAATTATACCGCTGTCGTCTGATATAGTTTCCCTAAAAATTAATACACTCTGCAATATCTTATTTTTATCATATTTTATGGATGTAAACTGTTTTGTACATGAAATCATAGATTTTTTATCAAACCATTCGAGAATATAACAATTATTTTCAACACACCAAGTAATGTTTTTATGAGTAGAATATTTCAAAGTTAATATATGAGGCTCGTTCACAATATAATCTTCCCCTGTATGTTGTTTAATTTTATACATATTGTCAACTCCTGCGCATGTAGATAAGACTGTTCTCGGTTTGTTATTATCACCAATTAATAAATCACCAACAAGAATATTCCGAGCTTCTTTAATGCTTCCATCCCAAAGAAGTGCTTTCGTACAAGGGCTTAAACATTTACCTCCTCCAACTGTTACCCATATAAAATTTCCTCTTGTTTTTTTTTTGTGATTAAAAATCATTTGTTCCACCACAAATTCCTGAGACTCTTTTAATTCTCCGGAATCCGGAGTAAATCTTGATGCTTTCCAACCTACAATGTCATTAGTTGATATTATATCTCGAGTTCTGTCAACGATTAAACTTCTTATTGACCATAATACAGATCCATTAGGCACAAAAAAAGTCGCTGGTTGTGAAAATGCAGGCCTCAAAGCTATAGGAGCGATTATAGATATCGTCAACAGTATTTGATATACAGAGACATCTAATAAATTAACAGGCAATTTAGTTGCTCCACCATTTCTGCTCAATCTATTCATCTCAATTAATGATTCCACCGATCCCAGATACACCAACATTCTTCGTAATATTCTTTTATCAGAAACGTTATCAAGTATATGTGTAATTTTCTCCATATAATTTTCTTCTACCCCATCACCTATATTAATCAATGCATCTTCGATATCTCTATTTTTCATTTCTTCCAATATAGGTAACCTAGTTTTAATATATCTTTTATTTTCCCATGGAATTTTTGCATTGTTTTTATTACCGTTTTTTTGTATAGCATAATATGGATCACTATCACCATTTTCAACTAAATAAACTTTACAATCCGACAACTCTTCATCTGGTGCAGAAACTTTATCCATAGAGACTCCTCTTTTCAATCTTTCTCTAACAATTAAAAACACTTTTTCCTCTTCTTCTGCGCTAAATACAAACTTATACTTATCATCTCGACTAGGTTTTTTTGCACCCACCATTTCCATAGGATCGTCAATCTTCAGAGTTACTATAGCTACTACATTTGTAGATCTTGTTGGAACATTTTCATATTTAGGTGGTTTAAGTTCTGGATTGTTTTTTAATTCTCTTTCGTATTTTTGTTTGTGAAAATTATTCTCAGATATAATTTTTAACTGAACAGGATCTTTAAAATTAGGATCTGTCTTAAACTTAACTTCCATAGGACCAATCATCCCAGATAACCATCCTGACGGTATCTCATAATTAAAAGATGTTGTTTTAGAAGTTTTTGGTCTTTGTTTTTGAGATGATTGCAATGCTATCATAAATAATGCTTGAGCTTTTCGAGTTTGCTTCACAAATTCAATATTCTCAAAAGTATCGAAATCTTTAACCCCAAAATTCCGACTTCTCTCTACAAGTCGTGGATTTATACCTGTACATTCTGTAAATACTCGATCGAATAAAGGTCCGAAAGGATCAGAAGTATTTTCTTTAGAATTTTCTGATAATACTAAACTTGGATCGTAATAATACGCAAAACTAGGAGACCAATGCTGATCAATACAATGATATATTGGCATTAGTTTTGGTATCTGCTTACTCTCCTCACTTTCAATGTTTGGATAATTTCTTGCCCAACCTCTTGCTAATGCCAAATCTGTAGGAAAACTTTTTAATTCATCAAGTACTGCAGACGCATTTTTTAATATAAAATTATTCTCATTTAATGTATATGGTTTTCTAATAACTTCAGAATTATAGTCAACCTTTAATATAGTGTTATTATTATAAGCACTAACAGCAATATCTAACCAAGATTTTATAATATTTGTGTTCGGAGTCCACTCTTTAACACGTTGTTTTAACATCGCACAAGCCAGTAAAGAAGTAAGATCATTATATTTATCTTCAGTTACAGAACTATCTTCGTAAATAGTAACTGCTAGTCTTTTTGCACATGATTCTATACCAGATACAAATCTTTGAATATTCGGTACAAACGCACCCGGATGATTAATCAATAACGCTACAGTTGCTAGAATTACATGTTCACCACTCATAATTATTTTATTTCCTATATCAACATTTAGTGGCATAAATCGTATTATCTTTTGTAATAAAGATTTGTACGCTGCCGCTGTAAATCCTATTGTCGACTTCTTAAATTCGTCAATATTTACACCTCGGGATTTAATAATTTCAAATGCTACTTTTGGATTACCTCTTTTCTTTGGAATAAGCAACCCAATATTTTGATACGAATCTGGTTTCCACGGTGAATTATTACCTTTTACGGAAATTTTCTTAAAACTAGCTGTAATCGTACCTATAATGATAATTTCTTCTTTATTAGTAGCAATACAACCATTTGTCAAACTACCATTTAAAATATTCATAACAAGATCATCATATCTATCAACTATCTTAAATCTAGTTCCAACTTTCCAAAATTGAGATAGCGTTAAAAGAGTATCTTTATTCCTCTCTTTGTAAGTAATTTCATTAAATTCTTGCATAGTCCATAAACCATCAACTCTATTAGGATTCTTATCCATCACTTCATTAACAGTATTCTCATCCAAATCGGAAAAAACATTAGACTTTCCATCTCCTGGCTGAATAAACATAACAGGAACATTTATATATTCAGTATCAGTTTTATTCCCAATAATTTCATTATCAGATAACCACATCTTTCTTTCCCATATACTCATTTTTGAAAAAAAATCTATTGATCCCAAACGATTAATAAAATGTGTCCACATATCTTCAGATGTATTTTCATAAGCTCTTAAAATATCCAAAGACTTTTTAACAGGAAATATATCACCATAAACCTTTATAATAGAATTATTACAAGCAGGCATAGCACCCATAAGTATATCACCATTTCTAGCACCGGTAAGACGTATAGAAAGTCTTTCAAGATCGATTCTCGTGTTTTTAATATCGCCAGGTGGTAGAAGATTTGTAGAATTACCATTTAACATGCCATTGTAATCCATATTATAATATTTCAAAACACATTTTGCGATACTGTGATTTGCATTTTCTGTCTTTAATGCGATAACTGACATTCCCTGAAAAAATACTGCATGCTTATATTCTATGTTAGATAAATGTTTGGGATCGAGATCCCTACAAAATTCTTGAATTATTTTAGAGACTGACATTTTATAAAAATGTAAAATTTTATTTATTATTTCATTTTTATAAATATGCGATATATGAAAACTCATATCGGAATTGATTTTAAAAAAATTAATATTAATTATGTAAATTTTTTAAAAAAACATTCATACATAATAATAACTCAATAAATATTATATATATATTAAATTTCAATCCGGAAGAGAAACAACAATATCGAAAAAAATGACTATAGAACAATTCGATAATCTACTTGATAAAATCTTATATTCTATTATTTAAAGTTAAATTGATTCTATTATTTAACTTTAAATAATAGAATCGAATGTCATTCTGTGACCAACAATCGTGTATCTGTATACCTATAAGACACACAAAAAAAACAACCGTAAATATAGTAAAATATCACAAAAGTATTATACCACCAACTATCTCAAATTATAACTCTATCAATACTACATGCATAAACAAGAATATGATTGATGATTCCATATGTAATTGCTCACGATGCCATATAAATATTTTATATGGAATCTGGGTTTTAAACAATTTCTTAATTTTAGAACCAGTTTTTATGACGGATAGTTGATATTATAAGAATAAGTATTGTACGGATTATCGTAGCCAAGACTTCTATGTCTATTACAACCAGAAGTCTTTTGTTTATTAACTAATTTATAATCATTATTATAATCAGCAGAACTCAAATGAAAATTCTCAATTGTATTATTAAATACTTTATTTAATCTTTTATCCATATCAGATCTCGGCATATACGTACACCCTCTTTCACCTAGAACACCGATTGACTCGCCTTTTGGTTCTTTACAAGTATTCATTTATATAACAGCAAGAATAAAATTTGAATTTATAAATTCAAATTGAAACAAAATAGTCTATTTTTTTATATAATCCAATAAAGAAGCCCCGCAATTATTTTTTTGCTTTCTTCTAGTCTGAGAAAACAACGTTTTCTTATTTTTTCCTATTTTATCAAAGATTTTTTGTTCTGACTCTGTAGTCTCTACTATCTTAAGAATATTTCCTTTACACTTTTCAAACATAATTTGCGGCTGATTATTCTGTATTTTTAAATCGCCATAAAAATGACATCCCCTCCATATATACCCTTTATTATTAGGCATTTCAGATAAATTTTTTTTTATATAATCAGGCAAACTATCCTCAATCTTACCAAATTGTTTGTAAAAATATCGTATATCTCTCTGCTGCTGAGAATAAGCTCTTGAAGATGACAAAATATTAGACCAATACTCATTAGCCTCTCCTTTTTCCTCTTCTTTCTCCTGTTTTTTACTTTCTTTTATTTTTTTACTTTCTAATACTTTACGCTTTACTTCTTTTTCAGCGATTTTTATTCTTTGAGTTATTTCCTCATCCAACACTCCTATATCAATATTAGAAATATCATCGCAAATCTTACTAATACGACACTCTTTCTCAACTATACTTTCTTTCAGCTGAATTATTCGATTTACAGCAAACTCATTATCAGCAGAACTATTATTTTTAAGCCGTAAAACAGTTTCGATGTCTCTTTGCAGAGATTTTTCAACACATTGCTTTTCAACATATAACTTATTCTTTTCACTTCTTCTTGTTACTTCCATTTATCTCACGTTTTTTGTTTTTAAATAATACAATACATTATCGAAAAACAATACCTAATACTTCGCAAAATCCTTTATAGCTAATAAAATAAATTTATTTAATATTCAACATAATATAACTTGATAATTATAATTATGACAAACACACTAAATTAAAATGATCTTAATATACAAATAATACTTAAATGTCAAATGATACCTGAAAACTCCAACTGGGTTATTAAAGACTCATTATTACATGGCGGATTACCTAATTCACAAAAACACTATAATACACTATTGAATATCGGAGTAAATGTATTTGTAAATGTTATGGGAAAAAAAGAATATACTACTGGAAAACATAAAAATAAATTTGATTATAGACTATTAAAACACCCAACATCAATACAATATTTTAATTTCCCAATCACAGATAAAAAAATAATATCTGACCCAGAAACCAACAAAATAGTAGAAATCATAACTTCCAATATTAAAAAAGGTAAAATAGTATATGTTCATTGCCTAGGAGGTCATGGACGGTCTGGAACTGTAATTGGATTGGTTCTACATAATATATACCCAGATATGACATACATACAGATAATTGACAAATTAATTCTAGATAAATCAATAAGAAAATATAAACCAACGATGATTTCTCCACAGACAGCCTCGCAATTTAATCAGTTACATAGGATTATTACAACTAGTGACGATATATATTTTTACGAACCATCTTCAAATTATTACTTTTTATCAAATTATTATCAGGATTCAAAACCATTAATTTCATTCCATGGAAAAACATGGCCGTCATCTGAACATTTCTACCAGTATTTTAAATTCATATCAACTACAAGAGGAAAAGAATACGGGGAAATTATAAGATCGGCAAAAACATCAAACGTCGCATACTGCCTAGGAAGTATTAAACAGAATAAAAACGGAACAGTTAAACTAAAAGGCGGGAGAGATAATAGTATTATCAATCCATCTAACAAAGAATATAAAATCAATAACGCTTTTACAGAATATAAAGACGTTACCATACGTGACGACTGGGATAATGTTAAAGACGCAACAATGATGATCGCTCTAGTATTAAAATTTACCCAGAATAAAACATTATCACATAAATTAATATCCACATTTCCTTCTAAATTATTCGAATTCACAAAAAAAGATACCTATTGGGCAACATTTTACGATAATAGAGGCAAAAATAAATTAGGAAAAATGCTAACCGATCTCAGACAATGCTTTATCGCTAATGAAAAAAAGAAATTATCAAAAGTATAGAATGTGTTTCAATTATATTTGAATATCATTGAACATACTTGAACTATAGTATTGATTATTAAAATTAAATAATCAATGTATCCTATAGACTTTGTATTTAAAAATAGAAAAATAGACAAAATATTTTAACCAAAACACACAAATTCGTTTTTATTTCTATATAATATCTTAAATAAACAACCAATGGTATAAAAAATGTTTTAAAATAATTCAAAGAAGTTTAAATATGATTAAATTATTTTAAAACATACTTGAACTATAGTATTGATTATTAAAATTAAATAATCAATGTATCATATAGACTTTGTATTTAAAAATAGAAAAATAGACAAAATATTTTAACCAAAACACACAAATTCGTTTTTATTTCTATATAATATCTTAAATAAACAACCAATGGTATAAAAAATGTTTTAAAATAATTCAAAGAAGTTTAAATATGATTAAATTATTTTAAAACATAATTTAAAAGTAGTTTAGTTTAGTATAACTATAATGAATTGTCAATATTGTAATAACGAATTTAAGAATAAAATAATCCTTGATATGCATCAAAGGAAAGCGAAATATTGTCTAAAAATACGAGGAATAGAAAAGATTAATTACCAGTGTGATGCATGTGGAGGTTTATATAGTACAAAAGTTTACTATAATACTCACATAGGATCTTGTAAAGATTATATAATAATGGAATTAAGAAAAGAAATTAAAAGCCTTCTTTCTAGAGTTAAAGGTAATACGTTTATTAACACTCAAACTAATATATTTGCTAATTTAGATCCGTTGAATTTAGATGATATAAAAAAATATGCTGATAAATTGACTCTTGCACATCATAAGATGGGGGCAGAAGGATATGCTACATATGCTCTAGAATATCCATTAAAAAACAAATTATGTATAAAGGATAGAGCAAGGAAAATTTTTAAATATAAGAACGATCAAGGTGACGAGGTCATAGATGTAGATTTACATAAAATATTTGGCGCTATAGCAAAATCTGTGGCGATGTCGTCGTATAATATAGCACAAGATCATTATACGGAATTATCAAAAGATTTTACAGTATCTGAAATGGAAGCGTGCCCGACTTTGGAGTGGGCTTTATCGTTGGCTAAATATAGTTCTGATTCTGATAATAAATTTTGTAGTGATATAAAAAACGAGATTAGAAAGCAGTTGGTATGAAAAAGGTTTATCAAAAATATTTAATCTAAATATTTTTAAAAATTATTTTAAATATACATATAATAAATGACTTGTTATCATCTTATCAAAATAAAAAAATCTGATAAACCAAATAAAAAGATGATGGCTGTGTTTGAAAATTGTCAAACTGGTACGAAAAAGACTACTCATTTTGGAGCGGCTGGTATGAGCGATTTTACTTTAAATAAAGACCCCGAACGGAAAAAACTATATATTATTAGACATTGTAAAAATGAAGATTGGAATAATCCCGTGACAGCCGGTGCTTTATCGAGATGGATACTGTGGAACAAACAGACATTGAAATCATCAATAGATGACTACAAAAAGAGATTTAAATTTTATTAAAAACTCTATCAATAAATGAATATTTATCCATTATATACAAATATTGTTATTATAATATTGGCTGCGATTTTATTATGTCTTACTTTTCTTAAAACAGTCAATATATGGACTTGTGCAAGCCTTCTTATATGTATTATAATTTTTAGTGTGATTGATATATATTATAAAAAAAACAACATATACGACAAATTTCAATACGACGGAAAGTCTAAAGTAAAAATAGGAACGTTAAATTGCTTGACCGATGTATCAGTTGGTAAAGGACCTCCATGGTATAAAAGGATATCTCCACTAAAAAAAGTTATTTCTATTATGAATTGCGATGTAATATGTGTCCAAGAATGCGATGAAATTATGATTAATGATTTATTTTCAGGCTCTGACTATACAACTATAGGGACTGACGGTGGTGTACAACAAAATCATAACAATGTACAGACTAATATGATCGAAGTCAAAGCTCCTACTAGAATGTGTAAAGATGGCGAAAATTCACCAGATACTCCATGTTGTATGTATAACAATACAACTTTAAAATGTCATTATCAAGGCAATACCATTAAGTCTTGTCAGAGTGATCCGTCACAACCTATTCAAAGTAATATAGGTTATAGAATATTATATAAGAATACTGTTAGGTTAGTTAGTGGTGGACGTGCTCAATTTAAATCTCAAGGAGGATGTCCTGTATGGGATAGCGAAAGATTTTATGAATATGCTGATTTCCAAGCATCAGATGGTAATAAATTTACTGTATATGGCCCTCATACATCCCAAAGTAAAAATAATAATACTGATCCGTCTGATGAAGGTTGGGGTACTGAAACAAATATTAGACAAAACAAAGAAATATACGACTTAGCAATTTATAATTATAATACATACGGAAATATTCCTTTCGTAATAGCAGCAGATTTAAATTATAAAGCCGATAAAAATCCTTCATGGGTTTGGTCAAAACAATCAGGTGTTAATATAGACGCTAATATGAGTCCGAGTGCTAGTGGTCATTCTGTAGACTATATAATATCTTCATCTGCTTTAAAAGCTAAAAATATAGAATATATTCCCACAACTGTTGATGGTGTAGAAAGTACGGATCATCCTTTTGGATTAACCGCGACATACTCTATTTAAAATCGATACCTTACATTTATATTCATTAAGGTATATCAGGATTATCCTGTGTATATGATTTAATATTAAAAGGTTATGATGTTGAAATATATGAAAAAACAGATTCTTTTGGAGGACACGCGAAAAGTGTACAAACATCCAAATGTTATATACCATATGCCTGTAGAATCTGGAGTAATTATTATTATATTTTTTCAGATATCGCAAGTAAAATACCAACTGAAAATAAAAAACTATACGTGATAATAAATCACTCTATCCAAAATATTTAAATTGTTCAAAATATTCATTCAAACTTAATTTTGAATTACGATAAACCAATTCCATGCTCCGAACGCGATTTTTTTCTTTATATTCCAAATATGCCTTATTTTGCTTATGTAGCCAAAATAACATCAAACAGATACTATCCGCTATATCATGCTTTCGTGTATAAGAATTGTAATCCTTTCTAACATCGGCATGCTTTAAATTTTCAAGACATATTTTTTCAGTTGCATCTTTTCTTTGCTCGTAGTCTAAATCTCGAATATTAAAATATTTGTGCATTGAGCAAGGATGTACTAAATGAGATTTATGTCTGTATCTACCAAATATAAGTTGCTCAACAACAACTATTCCAACTGGTGGTTGTCTTTCTAACAGAATAAAGTCACACTTTGTAAAAAATTCTTCGTATAACACAAACACATGCTCCAAATAATCATTTATGCTTTTATCATGATATAGCGGACATGTTTCTTTTGTCACACCATCTCGATGATTGAAATATGTTATGTCTATTAATTTTACCCAAATAATTTCTCTTAACGTAAAATCTTTATTCACAATAGATATAGACAATCCCAAATGAACTATTCCTATATCTATTGATAATATTTTATATACATTCTGGTCAACCTCTTCATATTCTTCCTCTTCATTCTCATCATCTTCAGGCTGAGAATAGTCATATTCATATTCTGCTTTAGGCGACTCCTCCAAAGTCATATTTATAAACTTATTTGATACTTCGTGAATATACCCGTCATCTACAAAAACAAGTTGAGCAAACATACATAAATAACACATTTATATCTTTAAACCATATTTAAATTTATATTTAATATAGCCTTGAAACTGGTATAGATTATTATTATAATAAATATATACTAGTAATATACTATAAAAAGATTAATTGTATATATAAGTGTCGATTGCAGAACAATAAACTTATTTCTTTAAAAGTATTATTAAGTAGTCTATAACATCTTCATATATGAATTAAACCACCGTAACAGCATTAATCTTTTGATCATCATTACAATTTTTCTTCATATAATCTACTATATCCCGACAAAAAGCCGTATCGTGCTCGTACTTAAATTTAGCAAATGCTATCACCCAATCCATAGTCGGACACGTATCCATCTCCTTCTCTGAAAACTGCTTTGCCAACTCCTGATAATGATTCCCAGCTATCTCATATGCCTTCATTTTATACGCATCGACATAAGCTTCCATACATTTAACCAGACCAATATCTTCTATAGATATGTAATTACTTTTTTCTTTAATCTCTTTGCAAATTAAAAGTAATATCTGATCCGATTAAAAACTTTTAGAATTATATATAATTCTAAAAATATAATTATAATATTTATATTTCATTCAAATATTATATTGTAAAGACCATATTTAAATATTTTTCAATCTTCCTAATCTTTAGAAATCTTTCGTAAATATTTATCATGTACAGGGTAAAAACATCATCTTTGAAAACCGAAACAATTCTTGGTTGTGGAATCATTTTTTTTTATATTATTTTTTTTAAAATAATATACGCACCGGAATTTTAAATAATTATATTAAACTTTTTATAATATAATTCGAGGATATACAACAGATTTAATATATCTCCATTCAAGTGTATGTTTAATATCAATATTTTCGGTTATATCTATAGTAAACTTATAAACACGAATATTATCATAACTATGAGGAATAAAAAACCGATGTTTTTCATCAGGTTCATTTAAAATTACAGGTATATTAGATAAAACACCGGAATATAAATGAATTCCGCTAAGTTTTTTACCACTTCCTATAATTTTAACAAGTGTACCAACTTGTAAATTATTATATAACGGTCCATTAATTTTTTTACTATACATAATAGTACCGTCTGAATATGACATATTATTATGTAAATAATTAAAACGAATGATTAATGTTGTCATTTTCATGTTATTATTATTATTTAATTATTTATCATTTTTATATTTATATCTTTATTTATCATTTATCTGATATTAGAAAAAAGTTGTAGAATATTGTTTTTGCTGGTTTACTGGTATATCAGGATCATCGTCAATAAGAGTTGGAACAACACGTCGTCGTATCCTTACTGGCATAGCTATAGAAAAAGGCTGTTCAACTGGTTTGCTAACAGGCTGTTCAACCTTTTTTTTATTTGGTATGTTATATTTCTTTTTAAATGAATTTCGCAATTTACCATTGCGAACACTACTTCGTCTTCTAATTCTTCTTTTACCTATCTTTTTATGTAAAGGACTTGATCTATGACGAGACACAGTAGATTCTGGAAAAATATTTTCAAATTCATCTAATAATCTATCAAAATCTGTAATATAATCGTCAACATCTTCACCTTTTTCTTCCAACTTTCTATATTTAATTTCCATATCCTGTAATGTCTGCTTGTATTTTTTCTGACCTTCGGTCAATTCTTGCTTTCCCTGCTGTCTTGCCATATATTCTATATCCAGTTGTAGTCGACTTATTTCGTCTCTCAATTTATCATTTGTATTTAAGCAATCATTTAACTTTTTACTATTTTTAAAACACGAATACTTACTTTCTGAAAATCTTTTAGAAGATGACGATTTTCTTTCCGATGATGACCTTTTAGGAGATGATTTTCTTTCTGATGATGACCTTTTACGAGAAGATTTTCTTTCTGATGATGACCTTTTAGAAGATGACGATTTTCTTTCCGATGATGACCTTTTATGAGAAGATTTTCTTTCTGATGATGATGATTTCTTAGGAGAAGATTTTCTTTCCGATGATGATGATGATTTCTTAGTAGATGATTTGTGTATTTCATATATATTATTTTTTATTGATTGGTTTAATTTTTTATATACGTTATTATTAACTGAAATACATCTTCCAGAAGAAGGATTACATACTTTATGTTCATTTTTACATTTTAGTATTTGTTTATGTGTACATTTAATCGACATTTATTTACATAAATATAAATAAATAAGATATAATAATTATGTGAAATACTTTTTTATTTTCGAGTAAGATTTTTTTGTATGTCATTTATGTTAACTTGAAGTAGTAAGTTTTCATAAGTTGTAATATTTCCAGTTTTTTAAAACTTTATTTTCTAATATAAATGTTTATATATTTGGCTTTAAAAAAATACCAAAATAGTTTCAACAAAATAAAAGAAAATTATATTTCTGTTGATGAAGATGATAAAATATCTAATAATTATAGTTATTTACAGGAGTGGAAAGGTCAGTTAATAAAAAACTTAGCATTATGTTTATTTATAATTATAGTTCATTATTTTTTTCTTGTTCCTATTGCAATACATTATATTATAAAGATAATAAAAAATCGTTATTTGATGATTTTACTTATTTGTTTATGTTTTCTTCCTTTTACTGGCGGCCCGTTGGGTATATTAATGATTATATTAGGAATATATTATAATCATTAATAATTATATTTTGAGTTTAATGATTAATTTTCTGATTTTTGTTCCGAAAGTTGTCTACGTTCTATGATCGATTTTTTTTGTGCTTTCTTAATAGATTGTTTTGATAAGATTATTTGTCCTTTCGAGTCAAAATCTGATGCGTTACATATAAATCTATTTTCGGTATTTCCGATGTCATAATTTTCCATTTTTGGGAATGAAGATACCTTCTCTAGTATTTGTTCAATTGAGTTGAACATTTTATATTCTGAGATAGTAAGAGGTTGACCATTTTTTTTTTGTAAAAAAACACCATTATTCAATATATGATGTAATGTTTTTTTAGATTCTCTTGTTTTACATAAAAGGTCTAACATATCATCTCTAGAAATTTCATTCCACACGTCTTTCGATATACTTTCGTATATATATGAAGATATTTTCATAATATCTTTGTTTGGTACAAAATCATTTGTTTGAGAGTATGCTTCAAGTCCTTTTAATGTCGGGTTATCTCCTAGTTGTTCAGCGTATGTTCGATCGAAATCATAGATTAGAACTTTAAAGTATGTTGTGAATCTATAAACAGTACCATTTATAATGTAAGTTAGTTCTGTGGGTTTATCATATGGTTCTATCATTATATTATTGTGATGTAGGTCATTGTGTGTAACTTTTGACAGTGCCATTGCGTAGCATCCAAAGCAGATCTGTGCTATTATGTTCCATAGTTCTAGAGGGAATGAAGAATTTTCAAGGTAATATTTGTCTAACCATTCGCTTAATGGTAGTGTTTCTGGTTTATAAGTTTCGTTAACTAATAAATTAAATTTCCATTGTTGTCTTATTATACTTTTTCCATGTTGACCTATGTCTTCTGGAGTAATTTCCTTAAGATCTCCAATGGAAGGTCTATCTTCAATATCTGCTCGACCTAATTGATATAATAAACTTCTATATATGTTTTCTTCTGCCTCAGAAATTGTCAGTTTAGTATCAGTTGGTGGATTGGTAGTTGTTTTACCAGTTATCATTCTTAATATGTCGTCGAATGAGCACGATTTTCCATGTCCTAGATATCTAATAAAATTTGGACATATATTATTATCTACAAGTGGTCGTATGACTTCACTATATGTTTCAATTTCATAGTTTAAACCTTCCAAAGATTCTATGCGATCTTGACTCATCATAACACTTAGATTTTTTATATATGGGTCTATAAACCATTTTACAAATCCTCTTGATATAGGTATATCATCGTATTTTGTGTTGTCGGCGAAATCAATAACCCATGTCCCAGAAGGGGACGAACTGTTTGAAAGTAGACCATTTACATTTTTGATACATATATGCATTTCACAGGCATTATTTAATTTTGATAAATTTTCACATGCGGTAATATTTCCCATTTTATTTAAACTAATATATATTTATATTATTTTTATGATTTAAAGTGTATATACATATATAACAAATGACTACAAAATACTCTAACCCTAAAAATATAATGCTGGATCTAGAAACCCAGTCCGTTCGACCACATGCCGCAATTTTAACAATTGGTGCTATTAAGTTTGACACAAATGGAAAACTTCCTCCAATTGATAAATTAAAAACATTTTATAGAAGAATAACAATGGATTCGTGTCTAGAAGAAGGATTACATATAGATCCCGAAACAATGGCATGGTGGGCTGAACAAGATGAAAAAGCATCTTATGAAGCCATAGGCAATCCAGACCGTATACCATTGCGTCAAGCATTAACGGAGTTTAGTGATTGGGTTGGTGATTATAAGTATACAAAAATATATGCTAACAGTCCAGACTTTGATATTACCATAATACGAGAGGCATATAAAAGATGCGAAATGGAGTCGAAAATACCCTTTAATTTTTGGTCTGTGAGATGTACTCGCACAATATATGATTTAGGAGGTGTAAAACTCAAGGATTTTCCAAATAATATTAAACATCACGCGTTATATGATTGCTATGCTCAAATTTTGGCTATGAAAGAAGCACTGAAACGCATTAATAGTTAAATATTAATTATTCAAGAATAAGATATCTATAATATTTCATTTGTTGTGACGACATATTTACAAATCGTTTGGATTGTACTTTAAAGTACAATCCAAACAACTGCAAACATTCCACATTGCACACCATCTTCTTTTTGATAATTTTTCGTAGAATATCTTATTTTCGTAGGCTTTATTTGCTCTTTTATAAAAAACATCCATTTTTTAATATTTATATTGGGCTTTTTTCCGTAACAGTACGTAAATTGCAACCCAGTGATTACCCTCCCCAATAATATGTGTGTTGAGAATTAAACCAAAGTTTTTTGTAGTATTTTTTTCCAATCTATTAATGGCGTGTTTAATGTATATAGGATTTGGATTTAAAGCCCCCATATATGAGAAATTTTCATAATCTTTTGTTTCTTTCTCCACAGCATTATCTATCATACAGGTGGATAATCTAGAACATAAAAAATTATTTGTTAATCTTGCTTTTTGATTAAGAAGTTTATGTGAAGTACATATATCTAATAGACATTTAAGTATCTTTTTTTTATTATTTTTTATATTAGAAAGTTTAATATCTGGTAAATATTTATTTAAAATATCTATTAACGCTTTATGTATTAAAACACTTGGAATATCAGTGTCCATTTATATTATAAATAATAAAAATCTTATTCTTATCATTTATTAACTTATATTTATAGTATTGACAATGGATTATCCTTTACCACTAGAATTAATATCAAAATTATACCTGAAGTGACCAAAACACTGGTTTGTGCATTTCTCCTAGTAAACAGCCTGTCGGATTAGGTACGCTACATTGAGATCCACCTACAATACTAACTGGATCACCTAGAATTGCCGGGCCATTACTTTTTCCAAAATTCGCTATAATTCGGTCGGTTTTATACGGAAAAGGTCCTAAACCAGTAGTTTGCGGTGTATCACTACAACAACATGTCTCAACAGGGCCAGTGCCAATAACTTGATTAGGAGTTATAATGTTTGTTATTCCATTCATAAACACGCTGTCGGGTGTCTCGTGTGCAAGTGAAGGATCTGAGTCATTGGTATCTGCTAATAATATAATATTGCTTTCTACAGAAATATTACTTCTTTTTAAAGTATCTTTAATTCTATCAAGTGATTCCTGAGGATAATATGATCCTTCAGGGGGGTGGCTAAAATGAGCCCCTATTATGTATAAAGAAATGTTCTTATTTTTATCATTATTACCGATGAACTTCTGGATAATAAATGCCCTATCAATCGGAGTTGGAATAATACATCCATGTATGGCATCTCCATCTGGACGCCATCTTTCGCTATTATATATTAATGCTGTGCCATCTCTACCACATATATAATTACTATCCGTATAACTGCCTATCATTTTAAATCCATTAGGAGGACTGTAATTTTTAGATTCAAACATAGTTAAATTTGCGAAATCAATCTGAGGTGAACCTATTAATTTATTATTGAGATATTTAATTACCGGTCCTGAACAGCATTCGCTATCAGCGTCTTTATTATTTACAAAGCATTCATAATGAATATTCCATTGTAATAAAGAAATATCAATACCGTGAGAATATTTATAAGGCATTAAATTTACATCTTCAGACTTCGTGATATGTGTAAAATCAGAACTCACATTAATCTGGCTTACTTTATATAAGATAATAAATATAGTAATTAATATCATTATTAATAAAAATATAACTATTGCATATTTATCAGATGATTTTAACATTTATATATATTATTTATAAATAAATGTTAAAATCATCTGATAAATATTTGACATTTTTAGAAATAATATATATATAAATGTTAAAAAAATTATTATAATATAAATGTCATTTTCTATAGAAAATAGTATCTATGAAATAAACAAAAACATAATATACTTAATTAATATGTATAGCATCATAATACCAACAAACAACACCGTCCAAGGTTTTACAACACAAAATCAATTATCATCATTACAAAATTCAGCAAACATCATATCAAATACACTTTCGACTATATATGGATATACACCTATTGATTATTCTGGAAGATATCCAGTTTCAAATCTAAATAATACCGTAAATAATATCGTAGAGTTTTTCGAATCAAATACTAATTCTTTTAAATTCACAATACAAACATCTATTCCAACAGAAACTTTAGAAATAAAAATTAATATGTTATATAGTACTTATAATTATAACGTAGACTGGGGCGATGGCAATATAGACACAAATATAGTTAATCTACCCAAATCTCATGTGTATACTGACCCTGGAACATACAAAATAAGTATAAGCGGTGTTTTTCCATCTATAAAAATGATGAATAATACACAAATAACAAGTATTGAACAATTGGGTAATGTAGGCTGGAAAACTCTAAAAGCATCTTTCGTGTCATGTACATCATTGACATCTGTAAATACAGCTACTTTTAAAACCAATGAAATAACTGATTGCTCTGATGCATGGTCTGGTTGTACAGCGTTAACAAGTTTTTCAGCCATAGGTTTAACAAGTACCTTGCTTTGCTCTTCTGCATGGGCTAATTGTACCGCATTAACAAGTTTTGATTCTACAGGTTTAACAAGTGTTATAAATTGTGATCTTGCATGGGTTAATTGTACCGCATTAACAAGTTTTAATCATAAAGGCTTAATCAGTCTAGATAGTTGTTTAGACACATGGGACGGATGCACTTCACTTACAAGTTTTAGCACAGTTGGGATAGAAAAAATTAGATTATGTGGCAATGCATGGTCTAATTGTACATCACTTACAAGTTTTAATTCTACAGGTTTAATAAATGTGACGAATTGTGCCGGTTCATGGTTTGGTTGTACAGCATTAACAAGTTTTGATTCTACATATTTAACAAGTGTAACGAATTGTAATTCCGCGTGGAATGGATGTATCTCACTATCTACTTTTTCAACTACAGGACTTGAAAAAGTAGATAGTTGTGTCGGAACTTGGACTGGTTGTATAGGATTAACAGAATTTTCAACTACTGGATTAACATCGGTATTAGACTGTGCAGACTGTTGGATGAGTTGTACAGGATTACAAGGATTTGTCACTACCGGTTTAACATCGGTAATAAACTGTACCAACTCTTGGATGGGTTGTACTGGGTTGACAGTATTCAACGGTATATATTTAGGAAACGTAACAACGTGCACCGATGCATGGGTAGGTACAACCACTTGGATTATAACCACAGATCTATCTTCGCCAACAGCCACCTTCTTCTATGTACCAAGTCTTGCAATGGCATCGGGTTGGAGTTCTACTAACCCATTGGTTTAGACAACAACTTGATTCTATAAATTAAATAATTAAAATTTATTAACTCTACCTACACTTTTTTTCTTTTTCATAGCTTTCCTAATCTGGCTTTTGGATAGTTGCTTAAATGTCTTTGGAGTTTTACTATTTATAACTTTAGTAGGCCTATAGATATCGCCTTTAGTTTTATACCCAGTTCCACCTCTTTGATTCTTCCAATCTTCTTGAAACCATCTAGTTAAACCCTGACTTTTATTAATACCTTTGTACGGTAGTTTCCTACTTCCATATTTTTCAATAAATTGTTTCTTGTATTCCTTTACTAATGCTCCACTTCTGTAAGCACTATTAACAGGGTTCTTAGTAAAAATTTTTTTCTTAATTTTTTGGTATAGAACATTATCAGCTGGAGTATTTTTGCTCATTTATATAATATAAAAAAATTTTTCCTATATATAAAATATAAAATTTGCACCCTTAAGAATCTCTTTATAAATATAGATGTATCAAAAAATTATTAAATATAATTCTACTACTTTAAGTTTAAATAGTATTAAAATTTTGAAACTAGAAGTTTAAATTACCTATAGGTATATTTAAATTTAATTATCTTTACCTTTCAATATATAATATATAATATATAATATATAATATATAATATATAATCATATAATACAGCAAAATGATCAATCGTATCAATATCTTTTTGATCGCAGTTATTGCATTTTTCTTGAATATCAAACTATGTATTAGATTGGTTAATCATGTAATCTGTGCATTTGCTCATAGTATCGAAGTATTTTCCCGAACAATCATTTTTGTCGATAGATATGACACATCCTTTTGATTTATCATCTGATGATGTGGTGTAACATGCACCAGCATTATTGATACCTCTTAAAACCATAGCAACAGCAAAACAAATCAATAATACAGGAATAACAACGATTAAAGTAATAAATATCAACAAGTTCATTTATTACAAATAATATATTAAATATTTAAATATATCAGAATATACATGAAAAACATCGCAGTGTAAATTATAAATGTGATAAAAAACCAATAACTATTCGGACGTATATTTTCCTGTTCAAGAATATCACACTGAATTATCTAGACATTTTAGACTGCTAAATCGAAACAATTATTACAATGTGTCGATTTAATAAATATAATTCTAGTGTTACATTAAATCGTATATTGGTATTTTAAAATATTTATTTCTGCAAATATAAAATGATATATAAAATCAATATATCATTCATACTAAAAAATGTCTTCTTCTCTAAAACTACAACTAATATTAACTACTATTGATAAAAGTATATTGGACAACATTTTAAATAGTATCCCTCTTGAATTATTATTTATAATTTTTATTGACTATAATACAGAAATTTACGCTAAAAATATTAATGTTAGGTATATGAAAAATGCATTTAGTTATTCACAAAGAAACTTCCCCGAAATATATTTCCCAGGATGGAAAAAATTGCCTGTAGATTTATATTTGCTAGATATATTAGGAACAGTCCATATAAATTGGGATGAATACAACAATGATTATATGGAAACCGTTAGAAACCAAAGACCTTTTCATTCCAAAGTCGGAATCTGTACTCGTAGGTACAGATTAGTCAGATGTGTAAAACTCGCAACTATGCTAGCCGATAATTCCGAAGTTTACTCGTACATTAGTAAATATAGCGGCAGATATGATTCTAATTATGCTAGATATGAAGGTAGATATGGAATTAATGAAAGTCCAAGTGTATTCGCTGAATTGATGTCTGAGTTCAAATGCAACATCGTTGATATGAATGACAGAATAGAAATGTATAGGCATAATATTAACATCGAAGAATAAAATTTAATAGTATTGGAACAGTTGATTTAATCAGACGGAAAATAAAAAAAAACAAAGCCTTAGAGGTTCTTTCGTCGTTCGGAGATATATCGACGAACGACTTAATTAACTACACGACAACATCAAATTCTGAACGGATCTAGCGATTATATTAATGTGCCTACTATTGAAGCCATATTTATTAAATATTTATTAAAATAAATATTTATATCCTATATAAATTTCATCCAAGTCACTCTCATACTTCAGATTTATATAATATTTTTCTATTTTATTACGTAATTGTTCAAAGCTATCATCGATATAAAATAAATTTTTACAATTCACGACACAGGTACACACCAATTTAAGACACAATTCATATGCATCGTTTACCATCACACTGATTTAAGATTGATGTGTACCTCTGTCGTGAATTGTAAACATTTATAGATTAAAATATTTAAAAAAAATATTTTAATCTATAAATGTTTACAATTCACGAGACAATATGTATATGTCATTCAGAAGAAATTACTCCAGACACAATATGTAATGGTGTCAATTTAATATCAAATACACCAATCAGTGTAGTTCCTCCTAGTGTTCCAGCTGTTACTACAGTAGGATTTTCATTTCGACCCTTGGTTAATCTAACAAAAATAACAAGTTTGTTATTTCCGATAATAATATGGACAGGTTCTGGAGATACAAGAGAATATGGTATATGGAATTCTGATACGCAAGAACTATTATTACAAGGAACGATAAATAGGTTAACAGATACAACAGATGGAGGTTTTTATGTAAAAAAATTGGATCCACCATTTGAATTGAATAAAAATATATTATATGTATATGGTGCATTATTGGGAGTAGGAGATGAAGTTGCTGCTGAACAAATATCGGTATACACAAATCCTGGATTATTCGAGGATGTAGTTGTAAGAGTTAACGAAGCATTACTAAATACATTAACATATCCTGAAGCTGACCAAGATGATAAAATTATCACTTCATTTTTTAGATACTCTCTCAATGTAGGTTGTTAATAATACGGAAATTATTATTCGTACTAAAAGATATCGGCACTAACTTACTCCAGATTATTAAATATTTACATTCAACTGTTATTAAATATCACTTATGTCAGATTTATATAATATTTTTCTATTTTATTACGTAATTGTTCAAACCTATCATATATATAAAATAAATGTATTCTTTTTCACGACTTTTATAATATTCAGCAGCAATTTAAGATACAATTCATATACATCCTTTACCATCACACTGATTTAAGATTTATGTCTAGCTCTGTCGTGAATTGTAATGCTTTTCAAAAATGACAACCGATAAATTAAACTATAAACTAGCTCATAATAAAAAATATTATATTGACAGCGGTGAATGTCATAAATGTCTACTTTTATCATTAAGAGCTAAAATAGGTCAAGAAACACGAATGTATTATTTGAAAGTCGAGAAGTTAGCAAGAACAATGAAACAAGAAAAAAATGTGTTAAATACCAAATATAGCAAATTACAATTAACACATAAAAAAATTTTAAAAAGACGAACAAGAGAAGATTATAAATGTGGAAATGTAATCTATATAGTAAGTCACGAAGCATTTACAGAATTTTATAAAACTTTTTATTTTAAAATTGGAAAAGCCCGACAAAAAATATTGTTGTATTTATTGATATGTTTTCTACACTAATTTATTATTTAGAATTGATAGAGAATTCTAAAAAAGTGTCCTATAAGGTTAAAATTACTTCGTTTGTAGTAATTTTAAAAATACTTAAAGATTTGATTTTTTTATTGTATGTTTGTTGTTAGTATATTAGTTATTAATGTATTCACTTAATATTATTAGTATTTTGTCGGAAGAATTATACGACTATAATATTGTGTTTTTATATCCTTAATATATTAAAATGAATTAAATTTATATTTTTTAAGAAAAAATATAAATGTTACCCAAATTGCCAGCGGAAATAGTGTATTGGTTTTCAGAGTATATGGAAGATATTAACAAGTTGATGTTTGTTAATAAAAGTATATACATCTATGTACAAAAAGAATATATTAACAGGTGGAGACTGGCTTCGAAATTGTTGATAGATTATTGTAATAACGAAAAGAGTACTCTTTTACCACAGAATATTTTAAATAATTGGACGTTTTTTCGAATTTCATCTGGTACATATAGAACAGATTTTTCAAACGATGACGAGGACGAGGAAGAAATTCATAATCATATATTTATAACACTGGATACATATTATGGGAGTTGTAATATTATTGACGATGGTAGTTTTTGGGAAAAAGCCATAGTATATGATTGTATGGATAATCGGATTCGAGGGATGATTACGTATGATTACGTTGGTTGATTAATACAAAGCCTTCTGAAAGGTTGATCGGTATTCCGGAAAAATAAATATTCAAATATATTTATTTTATTTAATTCTCGTAAGTTACTTTGATATTATAATTATTACAACATTTATTTATTCTTAGATTAGGCTCTATATTAAATAAATGAAGTCTTTTAATATGAGACGGATAAGATAACGAATATACTGCTAATTGACCAAGTCCTTGTTTCCATTTTTCACCATTTTTAATTTCTATTATTTCGGTATCAGTTAGTAAATCAATATAACCATCGGGAGTTTCAACTTCAATTAAACCACATAATTCTGTTTGTAACTTTTTTTGAATTTGTTTTTCTTCCATATTATTATAATATGGTGTTATATTATTAATTTCCTGTTCATATAATTCTTTATTTTTTTGTTTTAATTTCCATTCATCTATCCATATAGAAATTTTAACTGCAAAATCAACTGATATCCATTGTGCAACATATGTTGCTACTAAAGAATGTCCCCAATTTGCTTGATCTGTTTTAGATTTTACTTCATACTTAATTAATTCTGTTTTATTAATATTTAAAGTATTAGATAAAATTCTTTACTTTTTTTATTTCGTTTCCATTCTTTAAATTCTTTTCCACCAGCCTTACATAATTGATTTAAATTTATAAATCCATCTTGGTTAATAATTAAAAGTGTCATTTTATAATTTTATTATATTATAAAATAATTTTCATTTTCTTTTTTTTTTGAGAATAAAAAGTATATAAAATTTCTGTAAGGCTGGTTGAAAAGAATTTGAACATTGGAAAGAAACTAAAAAAAGTAAAGCCTTTTTAGAGGTTCTTTATTCATCGGTCGGGAAGACCACGACTCCCTCTTTAATCAAGTATGAAATCAATTCAAAAACAGATCAAGCAAATTGGGGACATCCACAAGTAGCAATTAATGTACCACAATGGGTATCACCAGAATTTGATGTAAAAGTATCAAAATTTGTGTTTGAATAACTATACTTACAACTTTATTATAGTTAGTGACAGTTATGGGTAAAATTAATCATATAACCAACTTAGAGATTTTGATTCATTTATATAAATGAATCAAAATCAAAATAAAATGACAACTTCAGCCGTGGAAAGTACTCAGTTGTCAAATATAGACTCTCAAGTCTTTAAATCTAATAATATTATTTCAATTGCTTTAGAAAAAACAAAAGATATACCTTTAACTGAATATGAATTTGCCAAATTAATGAATTTTACAGATAAATAAATTTTAATGCTAAAATTATATTGGGATCCAATTTTTAATGATAGTTGGATTTATTTATCTGACGAATTGATATTAGAAAATTTAACAAATGATAATAGTAGAAATGCTATTACAGATTTTTACAGAAGAATATTAATACCGACATATCAACAAGATAATGATTATATAGAAATATCAAGTACTCATATACTTGTAAAAGAGTACTCAGCAATACGGCTGAGCAAAAAATCAAACTATAAACCAGCTCATAATAAAAAATATTATATTACCACTGGAGAAGCATATAAATGTATGTTAATGGCGTCAAGGTCTAAAACTGGTCAAGAAACACGAATGTATTATTTGAAAGTAGAGAAATTAGCAAGATCAATGAAAGATTACATCATGGAAATAATGAAACAAGAAAAAAATGTCTTAAATAGCAAATATAGCAAATTAAAAGTGTGACATGAAAAAATATTGAAAAAACGAAATCGAGAAGACTTCGCGTGTGGAAACCTAGTGTATATAGTCAGTCACTAAGCGTTTACGGCTTTTTATAACACATCGTATTTCAAAATTGGCAAAGCACGACAAAAGAAAGCTGAAAGTGTTGCCGCCTTTATTAGTAGATTTTCTACGTATAATACCGGTGCTCCTATTAATTACACGGTAAACTATCTTATGTATGTTGAAAACATAGACTTAATAGAAAATACAATTAAAGAAAGATTCATCAAACATCTAGACCCTAGTAACAAAGAATGGATCCGAGACATTCATTTACACGATATCATAGAATTCATTAAAAAGCAATGCGAATTATTAAATGTCCGATACAATGAAGTGAAAGTCAATTGTGAAATGAAAGAAATAGTAGAATTAATAGACAATGAAAAAGTACATAATAAAAAACTCACCTACGACAAACCCGTGACAGATTACGAAGAACTTAAAAACGACAAATCAGTAACACATCACGAAGAAGTTGAAGATCAAGAAGAACTTGAAGATGACGAAGAAGTTGAATATGAACTTGAAATTGAAATTGAAGTTGAAGTTGAAGACGAAGATGAAGCCGAAGATGAAGATGAAGATGAAGATGAGGATGAGGATGATGAATGTTTTAAAACAAATATTTATCAATCCAATAAAGAAACTTTAATCGAACTGAAAAATGTTAAAGAATCTGTCAATCAAACTTTAGATATAGAAATTGCTAAAGTTAAAAAAGATACTAAAGAAGAAATAGAAGATATGTCATTAGAGTATAAGTCAGCACTTGAAAAGATCGAGAAGTCTACTGATATACAACTAAAAGATATGTTAAGAAAACTTAACTTAGTTCAAAATGGCGTGAAATCAAAAAAACTTGAAAGGCTAAAAATATATCTAGGTATTAAAAGATCACACGATGTATATAAAGTAGTGAATGATATCGATAGTAAAAAAGACTTTCGAGAGTGTATAAATTGTAATGAAAATAAGATGTTAGATAGAAAAAATTATGGAATATTCGGATTCGGTTATAAAAAGACATGTATAGAATGCGATATAAAAGACTGTCAAAAAAATATTGAATACAAACAAAAAGTTACATTAGAAGTAAGTGTCTACACAGGTGTTATTTGTACTGGATGTAAGATCGAGAAAAGAAGGAATGACTATTATAAGAATGCTGCTAACAAGAGTGGATATGAGTCTCGATGTAAGGACTGTCGAACAGATGATAAGAACAAGGCTCGTAATGGAGGTGTATTAAAACCAATCAAGATAATTAAGAAAGCTCCGGATGTTCCACATGATAGTAAGTGGTGTAGTTTATGTGAGAAGATTCGTAGTAAATCTGAATATCGACGTGCCCATAAAAGACCAGATGGGCTCCAAGCCTATTGCAATCGCTGCGATAATGAGCGCACTAGAAAGAATAGGATGATTCGTAAATTGAATAGTCAGTTGTCTACACAGCTATCGAATGAATAGATTTGTAGTTTATATTTGTAGTTATTTAAAAATTATATTATTGTATAATATAAATTATGGATAAACTATCGGTATCTTTACAAGCAAAAATTAAGGAAAATCCGACCCAGACTTTTCTCAAAGGTGAACAGGATGTTGATGTGATTAAAAACTTAAAGAGAACTTATAAAATAAAACGGCATTGGATAAAAGTGCCTGACGAATTTGACGGGCGAGTTGTTTGGAAGGGTTTGTTGATGCCAGTTATCAATCAAGGGTCTTGCGGAGCGTGCTGGGCTTTCGCTTCTACGTCATCGTTAGCGAACAGATTTAATATACAGAGTATGGGGTTAATGAATATTCAGTTATCTCCAACGAGATTGTTGTTATGTTATTTTGATGAGAAAGATTTTATGTTGGAAGCTGATGATTCTAGCAACGTGATTGATATAGAGGCTGATAATTTGGGAGAGAATGCGTGTTTTGGCAATAGTTTGTATAATGCGTGGATGTATTTGTTTGTTGTCGGTACAAACACTATGGAATGTCTTCCTTATAATAAAAAGCTTGGGTATAATCAGGATTATAAAAAACTAGGGTTTTTTGAAGAAATTTCCGATTTACCATTATGTGATAATATATCTGGTCCACAAGGAGATATGTGTAATAACTATGCATCTGATGTTAAAACTGGTCAGGAGTTTGGTACACCATCAAGATTTTACAGAGCACTTCATTATTACTACGTTCCTGGTATTGAAAGTGATAACGGTAGCGAATACCAAATAAGACATAATATATATTCGTGGGGTCCTGTATCAACTGCTATGCAAATATACCCCGACTTTTACACATTTGATTTTACATCAGGAATATACGAATGGAATCGTAAAGGTCCACAGGTTGGTGGTCATGCTGTTGAAATAGTAGGGTGGGGTACAGATAAAAAGTCTGATAAAAAGTATTGGATTATCGAAAATTCTTGGGGTGATGAATGGGGTGAAAATGGATACTTTAAAATAATAAGGGGTGTAAATAATTGTCAAATAGAACAAAATGTTATCGGTGGTATCCCAGATTTTTTTTTCCCAACTTCTTACAACAAACTTGATAAAAATTTGAAATCTATAGGATCTGAATCAGATATATCTAGAAAAAATAGATATGAACTAGAAAATAAACTAGATATATTAGCAGGTGGCATAGACCCGGAAACAGGATATACACGTAGAACAATGTCTAAGTATCCATGGTTAGATTGGTCTCGTCCTGTAAATTTAGAAGATTTGCCAAATTTAAATAAGTTTATAGCTGGATTGGATGCAACAGAAGCAAATAGATTATTATTTCAATCTAGTATAAAACAAACATGTAAAGATATTACATATGGAAAACAATCTTCTTATGTTACTATATTTATCATATGCTTAATAATAGTAGTATTGATTGGAGTATTTACAATACTTATATTTAGAAAGCGATAAATAATATTTAAACATCCTCTCAAACTATCTACATTTTATTTTCAATCAAAAAATAAAATTATATTTGACGCAATTTTATAAATTTAGTAAGGACCATTTATTTTGTATCGATTTGTTTATATTCCGTCTACATAGTAATTGCTAGGAGGATTATCTTTATCACTATATATAAACAATCCAGTACCACCAAAAGACAATTTACATGTCCAGCCTAATAGTTCTAATTCTCCGATAATTTTTGTCGACATTTCAGATGTTTTTTTTTTGTCTATTTTATACTTCTTAAAAAAAGTTTCCAAATCATAATACTCCATTTCACTATTACATAAAATATGTTCGTATATATCTCTTCTCAAATAAGAAACAATCCTATTAAAATAATATTCCATAAAATAACATTTATTGTTTACATTTAATTTATCCGGAAAATCTAGCATTTATTACTATAATAACATCTCTTTAAAAGATTTTATATTAATTTTACCTCTTATCACTTTCTTTGTTTCCACGTTCTTTATCACCACGTCCTTTGATATCACGTTCCCTTGTATCACTTTCTCTGTTGCCACGTTCCTTGTTTCTACTATCGAGTTCTCTATTGCCATATTGACTTACATCACGTTATGTGTTATTACGTTCTCGGTTTCCACGTTCCCTGTTTCCACTTTCACTTGTATCACGTTCCCTGTTTCCACGTTCCCTGTTTCCACTTTCACTTGTATCACGTTCCCTGTTACCACGTTCCCTGTTACCACTTTCACTTGTATCACGTCCCCTGTTACCACGTTCCCTGTTACCACGTTCACTTGTATCACGTTCCCTGTTACCACGTTCCCTGTTACCACGTTCACTTGTATCACGTTCTCTGTTACCACTTTCCCTGTTACCACGTTCCCTGTTATCACGTTCACTTGTATCACGTTCACTTGTATCACGTTCACTGTTACAACGTTCACTGTTACCACGTTCACTGTTACCACGTTCACTGTTACCACGTTCACTGTTACCACGTTCACGTGTATCACGTTCACTGTTACCACGTTCACGTGTATCACGTTCTCTGTTACCACGTTCACTTGTATCGCGTTCTCTGTTACCACGTTCCCTGTTGCCACGTTCACTTGTATCACGTTCTCTGTTGCCACGTTCACTTGTATCACGTTCCCTGTTGTGACTTTCACGTGTTTCGCGTTCCCTGTTATTGTTTTCCCTGTTATTGTTTTCCCTGTTATTGTTTTCCCTGTTATT